TGACGAACGTGTCGGCGGGCATGTACTTGACGGTGTTGCCCTTCTCATCGACGTAACGCTTGTCGTTGACCATCACGTCAATGCCGACCTCCTCAAGGATGTAGGAACGAAGTCGGTTGTCGTTGACGCTCGCCTGACCATTGGAGAGGACGAAAATCGTCTTGGCAATCTTGGCGTTGTTGCGGATGTGACGCCAAGTGATGCCATCGCACATAGCGCGCGTGACCTCGACGCCGGTATCGTCAAGAATCTTCTCCTTGAGCGCGCGCATGTCCTCGATTGGGTCAGACGCGGCGTGGTCGCTCCAAGAGGTCTCGGTCTCGACCTTGTGAGCGGCGGGAATGCCGTAGTCGAACGAGAAGGCCTGACCGTTAGCGGCCATAGAGACAACGCCCGTGGTGAGGGCCATCATGCGCATACGCTCGCGCGCGGCGGCGGCACCGCGCAGAAGGTTCATCTCGTCATCGAAGACGCGGTTGACAACGGAGTCAATGTAAGCCTGATTACCGGTCTCAAGAACGAGGTTAAGCTCCTGCCTCAGCTCCTCGTCAATGTACGTGGACTCCTTGAAGTAGGGCATCTCGGCGGTAAGCTTCTCGAAGCCAATGCGGGGACGCGGCACGGCAAAGGCGTCGAACGCGGACGTCTTCAGCACGACGGGAAGACCGCGGGAACCCTTAATCCACTGAAGGGAAAGGCCGCGCTTCTTGTTGTCGGGGAAAAGCTCCTCGCAAGGATACGGGGCCTCATCCTGCGTAAGCTCCTCCCAATAGGCGGTGAGCTGCGCGCTCTGCATAATATCAAAGATAGACATTCTCTCTACCTCCTAATCAATCTCTCTTTACCAACAAAGGAAAGGGCCTAGCCCATAGCGATAGCAAAGACGCCGGAAACCGCGTCACCGGGCTTGAACATAGCCTGAACGTCAGTGTCAAGGCGGTTCCAGTTCACGAGACCCATGACAAGGCCCGTGCCGTTTGCATTGCCGTCAGTGACGTCGACGTCGTGAAGCAGAATGACGTTGGCCTGATTGATACCGTGGGTCCCGTCATCGTGAGAGGTAATCACGGTCGCGGGAGTCTGAAGGTTTGCGGGGTCGCAAATCAGCGGGGTACCGGCCTTGACAATCTTACGGCCACCAACGGTGACGGTCTTCGCGTCATCGACAATGACGCCAATAGAGGACTGCATGTGGACGTCGGCAAGAATCTGAGTCGGGGCCGCGCCCGTGACCTTGGAAATACCGGAACGGTTAAGCATTGTATACCTCCTAATTAAGCTCGACTGTTGCCCCAATAGGAACCCTGCTTCCTGTGGGGCTTGCGCTGTGCCGCAAGACGCTTTCCGATTCCCTCGTTCTCCTTGGAACCCTTGGAACCGGAATCGGGATTGACGGAAGACCCCGTGCCGCGCTTGCCCGTGGCGCTCTTATCGTCCTCGTCCTCCCCGAACCAGAGGGGATAGCGGCTCTTCAGCTCTCCGATTACGTCCTTGAACTCGGCGTTCTCGCCCTGCTCCGCAAGGCGTACGGTCGCGAGGGTAACGACGTCATCAACGAACTGAGGCTTGACGCCAAGCATCATCGCCTCTGCCTTTGCCTCCGCCATCCGCGCGCGTCGCTCTGCCTCGGCAAGCTGCTCGTTAACGGAATCGCCCTCGGGCTGCGCGGGCTGCGCGCTCTGCCTCTGAGACTCCATGAGCGCCTTGACCATAGCGATTGACTTCGTGTCGCTCGGGTCGATTCCAAGCTCGTTGAAGACCGAATTACGGCCCTGCCTCTTCTCGCGCGTCATCATGCGCGTGACGTCGGCCTGAGAGAAGGTCTTCTCTACCGGCTGCGCGGGCGCGGCGGGCTGACTCTGGTTGTCCCCGGAATCGCCGTTGTCCTCACCCGAATCATCGCCGTCGTTGCCGGAATCGTCGCTCCCCTGCTTGTTGAGGGACACTCCCGCGACCTTGACGTCATCGTTATCAGCGTTGGCGTTGTTTCCCTGACTCTGGTTCTGTACTGCAATCTTGGCGGCTACGCTCATTCTCTCTATCCTTTCGAAATCCGCGCTCATCGCGGTACGTAAGCGATTTCCTCGTTTCCGTTTCCTTCGGCGGGCGGAACGTAGGTAAAACATCCCTGATACTTTCTCTTTAGGGAATCGACGCGACGCGAGAGGCGGTTCCTCTTCGTCTTCGTCATCTTGTCAAGAGACTTGGATTCCCTCTCACTCACCTTGCCCCAGAGCTTCTGCACCCTCGCAAGGTGATTGTCTAGGTCCTCTTTGCGCCTTTCGGCCACCTCATCGTAAACCGCTATGAGATAGACGGCACCGCACTTAGGACAGACGAAATATGAGACTCTGCACCTTCCTTCGTCAAGGTCGATGAAGGTCTCATCTATGACAACCGAATCCATGCCGAAGCTCTGCTTGCAAGCGTCACAAGTGATACGAAAGCTACTCATGGTAGAACCTCACGACATGCGCGGTCCCGTTGTGGCGGTCGATTACCTCGGCCCCCGAAACGGCCTTCTCAAGTCTCTTCCTAGTTTCGGCTAGGTCCGCTCTGAGCTTGGCAAGGTATTCAGATTGTTTTCGGTGATTGTCGAAGCGATGTGTTCTCTTGTCGTTCATCGCGGCGATTACGCCCATGCACTTCTTGAGCTTCTGCTCGGTCTTTTGGTCATCGCATTGGACATAGATTCTAAGACCGCAAGAGGGGCAATCGTACCAAGTGAGCCTGTAGGCCTTCCCGTTGACGTTGAACCAACCAGATTCAAGCCCGGAAAGACCCTCCTCGCCCTCTAGCACCTCTCGCGCGACCGTATGGAACTCACTCTTGCACTCGGGACATATGCACTTCAGTTCCATCCCGCTTTCGTCTTTAGGCATAGCTTCGCCTCCTAAGAATCTTACCAAAGCTCTTCTCGTTTGTAAACAGGAAATCCACCGCGAAATCGACAAACTCCCCTATCTTCTTCTTCATTTCGAGCTGAATCGGTCCAATCAGCCTAGGGTCGATTCCCTCAAGCCCGACGCGCGCGCCCGCGAGACTACACGAAATCGCCGCAATGGTATCCGCGTCACCGCCCCGGTTGACGGCCTCTTCGAGCGTGCCTCGGAAGGTCATCCCGTCCCGGTTGTGG